ACAGGCGAACTGACAGACATTTATAGAAAAAAGACAGGATTATCTTATGATGCTCTTGCAGAGATGATGGATGAAGAAACTTGGTTAAATGCTAACGAAGCATTAGAAATGGGTTTTATTGATACTATCTCTGATTCTATTAAAGTTGCTGCGAAGTATGATGTTTCTAAGTTTAAGAACATCACACAAGAAGAGATACAGAATAAATTAAGTATTAATATAAATAACAAAAAAATGACTAACGAGTTAAAAGAATGGTTTAACAACAAAGTTGAAGAGATTGTTACTGCTGTAAAAGGTGATGTAAAAGTTTCTGCAGATGTTGCTGAACAAACTGCGATAACTGTTAATCTAGGAGATAATGATGAGATAAAAAATAAAATTTCTGAGTTTGAGTCTAGTAACATTGAATTATCAAACAAGATTTCTTTGTTAGAAGAAGAATTAGTTGCTTCAAAAGGAACTAACGAAACTTTGACACAAGAAGTTGAGGCGTTAAACGCTAAAATCAACAAAGCAGATGCTAAAGGTACTGAGATTGTAACTGAAGCAGACCCTGTTGTAGTTGAGAACAAAAAAGAAGATGCTAATGCAGGTTTTTACAATGCAATGGCAGAGAGAATGAGAAATAAATTTAATAACTAAAAATAAATAAAAAATGGCAAATGTAGCAACTAATAGTATCGCAGCAACTTATAGCGGTGCGAATTTAAACGAGATATTTTACGAGCCAGTATTTAGAAGTGATGATATTATGCGTAACTATAGAGTTATTCCTAATGTAAAACATAAAATGAATGTTTACACTTCTGCTGCTCTAACAAAAATTGTAAGAACACAAGCAGGATGTAATGATGCTGAAGCAGGAACTTTTAATGTAGATGACAAAGTTTTAACTGCAGGTAGATGTAGAGTGGCTTTATCACAATGTAGTGATGAGTTTTACGGAACTTACATTGAAGAAATGTATCGTTCTGGTGTAGATGTTAATAATATTGAGGGAACTCAATTAGCAGATGCAATCGTAAACAGAGCAGTAACAGGTATCGCTTCTGATGTAGTAAGATTAGCATGGGGTGGAGATACAGCAGTAGGTATAGCAGCAGAATACAAAATATTTGATGGCTGGATGAAATTAATGGCAGCAGAAACTGTAATTGAGTTTGCTGGAACACCAGCAGCACCAACTGCAGCAGATGCAATCGGATTAATTAGAAATGTATATGACCAAGCACCAGCATCACTTCAACAAGTAGCAGCAGGTGATAAGAAAATGTTTGTAACTCCTAAAATATTTAACGCTTACTTAGCAAACCTAGAAGGTTCTTCTGCTGATTTAGCAATCGTTAATCAAGTAGATGGTATGCGTAGAGTAATGTTCAGAGGTGTTGAGTTAGTACCAATGTATGAGTGGGATACTATCTTAACAGATACTGATCCTGCTTTATTTAATACTGCAGCAGGTGCTGATGTTAACAATGGTGTATGTTACTGTGCAGTTGAGAACTTAATCATTGGTTCTGATGTAACTGACCCACAAGGTTCTTTCAAAGTTTTCTATGATGACTTAGAAGAAAAAATGTTCTTCAGAGGTTACTTCAAGTTAGGAGTACAGTACTTATACTCTTCTCTTGTTCAATGGGGAATTGTAACAGTATAACAATAATGTAATAATAGAGAGTGTGTAAAAGCACTCTCTTAATTACTTTTTATAATCAATAAAATAATAATAAAATGGCAATAGATACAGGTTTAGCAATCACTTGTGCAGATTTACAAGCAACTGGAGGGATTAAAAGAATCCTTTTGAGAGCATGGGCTGAAGGTGATGCAATAACGTATGGTGCAACAGGTACTCATACAATAACAAGCATAGTAGATACAGGCGCTGCAAATGCTGATTGGGGTGTTTACGAGTTTAAAAATGAAACTCCTGCACTAACTATAAATGCAACTAAAGAAAATGGTTCAACTGCTTTTGAGTGTGGAATATCTTTTATGTTACCTAAATTAGAGGTAAATAAAGCAAATGCAATACAAGATATGTTAAATTCTTGTTTGATGATAATTGCAGTAGACACTAATGATAAAGCATTTGTTTTAGGTGTTTCTGAGAAGTACAGAAATGAATCTGACCCAAGCAGAAGTCAAACTTTTGGTAATTTTGCAAGTGCAGAAGGAGGTTCAGGTGCAGCATATTCTGATGAGAGTGGTATTACAATTAGCCTTATGTCAAGACAATTTGAAATGCCAAGAGAGTATGTTTCTCCAGGAGTAATTGCACTGACAGGTACAGGTATAACTGCAACTACAACATAATAATTAAAGATAAATAGGTTGAACTTAGTTCGTAAAAAGTTTATAACATTTTCCTATTAATATCTTTTTTATAATATGTGTGATTGTAGTGGAAATATTGTAGATTTATCACACTTAAATATATATACAATTATGGCAAAATATAAAGTAAAAAATAATGCAGTTCTTTTAGTCGAAGGGAAAACTATTATATTAAAAGAAAGTTCACAAAAAGAATTAGCATATCTATATGAAGATTTAGGAATGATATCATTCGTAGAAAAATTATCAACTACAAAAACTAAAGATGAGCCAAAGAAAACAAAAAAGTCAGGTAAAAAATCTACAGAATCAGAAGAGTAATACTTTTGAATTTGGAGTTTTTAACTTAGCAATTCCTGAACATATTGAAGAACCACAAGACTTATCAAAAGTAAGGACTAAGTTTATTCCTTTTGGTACTAATAACCTCTTTCCTCAATATTTAGCAGAACTAAAAAGAAAATCTAGTACACATAGAAGTGTATTGGCACAGAAGGCAGTATTCACAAGTGGTGCAAAGTTTGTAACCAACAATGAAACTGTTAGAGAATATATTAAAGATGTAAATGCAGATGGTGAATCATTAAGAGAAGTTTTCAAGAAACTTGCTGATGATTACTATACTTTTGGAAATGCTTACATTGAAGGCGTTTTATACGATGGTGGACTAAATCTATATCACATAGATGCAACTACTGTTAGAATGTCTAAAAACAAGAAACAAGTATATGTACACCCAGACTGGGCAAAGTACAATACTATGAAGGACAAATTAAACATTATACCTCTATATCCTGAGATGAGTGGGAGTAGATTTGTAATGCAATTTAAAGATTACGAACCTACATTCCAATTCTATGGTTTACCAGACTATGTTGCTGCTTTAGAGCATATAGCAGTAGATTATGAGATTGGTAAATGGAATCACACTAAATTCAAAAATGGCTTTCAACCTTCTGCTATTATTGAGATTAATGGTGATATGGGTGAAGAAGAAGCAAAGAAGTTAGTAAGAGAAGCACAGAAGAAGTTTGTTGGAGATGGTAACAATGGTAAGATTATGTTTATCGTTAAGAATGGTGATGCTGCTAATGCTAATGTTCAGATAATAAAAGATGACCAAGAAGGTAGTTGGATAGATTTACAACGAATTACTGACCAGAATATTGTAACTGCACATAGATGGCAACCATCATTAAGTGGATTAGTTAGTTCAGGTAAGATGAATAACACAGGTAGTGAGATAAGAATTGCATATGATCTTGCAATGACTACAGTAATTAAAGATACTTCAGATTTGCTTTTAAATGGTTTAAGAACTATTCTTTATAAAGAAATGGGCTTTTTACCAGAGGAGTTAATTATACATTATGAGCCACCAATTAGTTTTGCAACTCAAATTGATCCTAAGCAAATTCTTACTATAAACGAACAAAGAAAAATGTTAGATGAGGATTTACCTATGTTAGAAGAAGGTAATATGTTTATAACAGATAGAGAGCAAATCATTGTAACAAGAGATGATGATGCAGATGGTAGAGGAGATGATGATGCAGGTGACTTACAAGTAACTGAAACAAACGAATAACTATGGCAAACGTAAACCAATATATACCTTTAGTAACAGCAGCAGAAGTTATAAGCAATAGTTTTACTAATGCTAATACAGATACTGCATTAATTTCTAATAACACTATTTTACTTTCTGAGTTGGCTCATTTAAAATCTGCATTAGGTCAGAAGTTTTATGAAGAGATTAAAACACAACACAATGATGGTACTTTAACAACTGAAAATCAAACTTTGATGGATGATTTCTTGACAAGATGTTTATGTTGGTTTGTTAGATTTGAGGTTATTAATGAAGTACAGAGTAATAGTAGTAGTGCTGGTATTGTTCACAATATAGATGAGTTTGCTACGATTATAGACCCTGCTGAGTTAAATGTTTACAAGCAAGATACTTATAGAAAGGCAGAGATATACTTAAAGGATATGATAGATTACATGACAGATAGCGACCAGAATGGTTTATATCCTACATTTGATGCTAATAAGCCTTGTAGTGATAATGTATATAAGAATCATGGTATAATAATGTATGATAGCATATATACTAGGCGTAGAGGTTATGATAGTTGGAAGAATTTTTGTCCATGTGATGATTGTTAAAATAAATATATAAATGGCTGCAAACGAACATAAGAATTTAAACGATATTAATAGGCATAATCCAAAAGGGTTTGAAACTGCTACTAATAATACTGTACTGAGCAAGACTGCAGGTACATCTGCTACTGGTACTGATGGTAACTTACAATGGCAAGATAAGTCATTCATGGGTGCTACTAACTATAAGATGCAAGGTTATATTACAACTGCGTTAACTAACTATTCTTATGGTCAAGATATATTAGATAACAAATCACCATACTTAATTAATATAGATTCTGGTGGTACAACTTTAGGAAGTATTACTATAACTCCTAACGCTTTTTTTGAGATGGGTCAAGCACAAATAGTTCCTGAGAATTGTAGTGCAGTATCTTTTAAAGGATGGGCGACAAGTACAGGCTCTAATGAGTTTACTATTGCAATATGTAAACTAACTCCAGTTGCAGATAATACATCTAATAGAACTGCTGAGAGAGTAAAAGAGATTGTTTTAACAGGACTATCAAGTAACAATAAATTAATTGCTATAGATGAAACTACTTTTGCAGTAGCATCTGATGCAGATATATCAGCAGGAGATATTATATTCCCAATGATAAAAGAAACAGTAGGAGGATCAGAGATATATATTAACTTAACTATTAAAACTACAACGTATTAATGACTACTAAAGAGGAAATAGTTTCAATGAAAAAAGATATAAACTCTATAAACGAAAAGATGAACAGTATAGATGAAAAACTAGATATGCTAACAGAAAGATTGTTAAATCCAGATGATGGGGTTACTGCTAGGGTAAATAGAAATACATCTATGAGAAAAATATTAGTAAAAGCAATGTGGGTTATATATACTATAACTTTAGGTGCTATACTAAAAATATTTACAGATTAATAATAATATAAAAAACAAATAAAAATGAGTACATTCGATACAGACAATACCTTACTATTTGAGATGCTAGGGAAAGGTACAGGAACAGAAGTTTTTACTACTGCTGCACAAACAGGTAAAGACTGGTATTGCATATTTTTTCCAGTTGAATCAGTAATTTCTACAATAGCAGGAGATGCTACTAATGTTACTGCTTTAAATGGTCAGACTATGAATGCTGGGACTACATTGTTTTTCCGTACGACTGCTATCACTTTAACGAGTGGTATTGGCATAGGGTACAGAGAGCATGATGGTAATAAAAATTCATAATGAAATTATCTCTAGGCATATCATTACCAACAAGTAACAAGGGTGCGTTAACCCCTGTACAAAAGCAAACTAATACTTTTAAAGCAAGAGTTATTGCTGATGGTGGAGTATTTGAGGCTAAGGCTTGTTTAGAAGCACAATTAACAACTTTAAATAATATAGAATGAGTTTATTAGATGATGTTAGTATAGTAGTAACTC